CATTTTACCTGTATTCATTATCACCGAGATGAAATGGAATTGGGAGCATGCTATTCAAATGGGTTTGCAAGTTAATGAAGAAATTAACGAGGAAACAGGAGAAATTTCTAATTACAGTGGTTTCTTCTTATATATTGACCGTGAAACTCTTAACTCCATTGAGGATGTAGCAGCATTTATTTTAGACCTATTAGATGAACAGAAGAAAGGAAATTTACCTTATGATCTAATGTTCTTATGGGATTCAATTGGTTCTATTCCTTGTGAAATGTCTATTAAATCTAATAAAAACAATAATGAGTGGAACGCAGGTGCAATGTCAACTCAATTTGGTAATGGAGTAAATCAGAAAATTACATTATCTAGGAAAGAATCATCACCTTATACTAATACATTGGTTTGTATCAACAAAGTATGGACAGCTAAAGCTGAAGTACCTATGGGTCAACCAAAACTAATGAATAAAGGTGGTTTTGCAATGTGGTTTGATGCTACATTTGTTATTACATTTGGTAATATTTCAAATGCTGGAACATCTAAAATTAAAGCAATTAAAGATGGTAAACATGTAGAATTTGCTAAACGTACTAATATTCAGATTGATAAAAATCATATTAATGGAATTACTACACGAGGTAAAATTATTATGACACCTCATGGGTTTATTAATGATACTGAGAAAGATATCAAGAATTACAAAGACGCTCATGCTAAAGACTGGAGTAAAATTTTAGGTGGAATTGATTTTGATATTATTGAAGAAGAAGATCAGTTTGAACCGTTTTCAACATTTACAGAAGAACCAGATTAATAATGGCTAACTCAGAAATTTTTAAACTTCTTGATGGAATTAAACAAGAAGAAAAGGAAGGACCTACTTTTAATAAACACAGTAGAGTATTATTGATAGATGGTCTAAATCTATTTTTGAGAAATTTCGCTGTAATGGGTATAGTTAATGAGTCTGGGATTCATGTTGGTGGACTTGGTGGTTTTTTAAGATCACTAGGTTCACTAATAAATCAAATTAAACCTACCTCTGCTTATATAGTATTCGACGGGATTGGTTCTTCCACAAACAGGAAGAACCTTCTCCCCGAATACAAATCAAATCGAAATATCACCCGTATTACTAATTGGGACGCGTTTGATAATTTAGAAGAGGAAAATGACTCAAAAATAGATCAAATATCTAGACTAATCCATTACTTAAAATGTCTACCTGTTAATATAGTATCTTTAGATAAAGTAGAGGCGGATGATATAATAGCGTTTTTAAGCGGTTACCTTTCTGAGACACATGACTCCAAGGTTTATATAGTGTCTGCGGATAAAGACTTTATACAACTGGTTAATGAAAACGTTATAGTGTATCGGCCAATTGAAAAAGCATTCTACACTCCAGAAGTAGTAAAAGAAAAATTTAATTTACCAGCGGAAAATTTTATTATATATAAAACATTATTGGGTGATGCCTCAGATGTTATTACTGGTATTAAAGGTTTAGGTGAGAAAAAATTAATTAAATTATTTCCTGAATTATATGAAAGGGTTGTGACGCTTGATGAGATTTTTGAAATAAGTGAAAAGAAGTATAAGGAACATATTATTTATTCTAGAATTGTTTTTGAAAGAGATAACCTAGAAAAAAATTATATTCTTATGAATCTTAAAAATCCTCTATTAGATGACCAAGAAAAAGAGATGTTATCAGAATTTACCAATTCTAGTACTCAAGCTTTGAATCCCAAAGATTTCTTGCAATTTTATAATGAAGATGGATTAGGACGTATTATCAAAAATGTAGATTTTTGGATTCGAGATACGTTCAAAGTATTAAACAGTTTTAAATAATTTTAGTTATGACATTACAAACGTTATCCCAATATGGGATGCACTTTCAGATAAAGGTTTTATCTTCTTTATTGACACATAAAGAATTTTTAACTAATATCCATGATATTATTAGTGAAGAATATTTTGAAAACACTGGTCACAAGTGGATTATTAAAGAAATTCTCAAATATTATCAAAAATATCATACTGTACCTAGTATGGATGTTCTAAAAGTAGAGGTTAAAAAATTAGAAAATGAGGTTTTACAAATATCTGTAAAAGAACAACTAAAGGAAGCATATAAAGCATCTGATGATGATTTAAAATATGTTGAGGAAGAATTTAGTAACTTCTGTAAAAACCAACAATTAAAAAAGGCACTATTAAGTTCAGTAGATTTATTAAAAGCAGGTGACTATGATTCTATTAGATATTTAGTAGATAGTGCTTTACGATCAGGTCAAGATAAAAATTTAGGTCACGAATACAATAAAGATATTGAGTATAGATATCGTGAAGATAATAGAAAACCAATTCCTACACCTTGGGATCAATTTAATTCAATTATGCAAGGTGGTTTAGGTGAAGGTGATTTTGGATTAATATTTGGTAATCCAGGTGGTGGTAAATCATGGGCTTTAGTAGCTTTAGGTGGTATGGCTGTAAAGTTAGGTTATAATGTAATACATTACACTTTAGAATTAGGTGAAGATTATGTTGGTAGACGTTATGATGCTTTCTTTTCAGGAATACCAGTAAATAAAATTCTTAATTTTAGAGATAAAGTAGAAGAAGTATTAGAAAAATTACCTGGAAATTTAATTATTAAAGAATATCCTATGGGTAAAGCGTCTATTTCCACTATTGAATCTCATATTAAAAAATGCACTGATTTAGGAACTAAACCAGATTTAATTATTATTGATTATGTAGATCTTTTACGTTCTAAAAGGAATAATAGAGAGAGGAAAGATGAGATTGATGATATTTATGTTAGCACTAAAGGATTAGCTAGAGAACTTAAAATACCTATTTGGAGTGTTTCACAAGTAAATCGCGCAGGTGCAAAAGACGACATCATTGAAGGAGATAAAGCCGCAGGGTCATATGATAAAATTATGATTACTGATGTGGCTATATCCTTATCAAGGAAAAAAGAAGATAAAGTAAGAGGTACAGGTCGATTCCACGTAATGAAAAATCGTTATGGGATGGATGGTATGACTTACCCAGCTAAAGTAAATACATCTACTGGTCATTTCGATGTATCTGAACCTTTAGATGAAGATGAAATGGAACAAATTTCACAAAATTCAAAACCAGATAAAGCAGGTTTTGATCGTTATGATAAACAAATATTGGCTAAACAATTTTTTGAACTAGAAAATTAAAATATATATTATGTCTTTAATAAAAGAAAGAAATTATTATAAACCGTTCGAATATCAAACAGCGTTTGAATTTTATAAGGATCAACATAGAGCACATTGGTTAGCAGATGAAATTCCATTAGCATCAGATTTAAATGATTGGAAATTAAAATTATCTGAAACTGAGAAAAATTTAGTTGGTAATATCTTAAAATCATTTGCTCAAACTGAGGTTCACGTAAACGATTACTGGTCGTCAAAAGTATCTCAATGGTTCCCAAAACCTGAGATTGTAGCTATGACTTCTACATTTGGCGCGTTTGAAGCAATCCACGCTGAGGCTTATGCTCGTTTAAATGAAGAATTAGGTTTAGATGATTTCCAAGCATTTTTAGAAGATGAAGCAGCCAAGAATAAAATTGAGCGTTTATTAGAGACTAAATCAGAAACATTAGAGGAAAAAGCACAATCATTAGCAATTTTTTCAGCATTCACAGAAGGAGTAAACTTATTTTCTTCATTTGCTATTTTGATGTCCTTCCAGTTACGTAACCTAATGAAGGGTACCGGGCAAATTGTAGAATGGAGCGTTAGAGATGAATCATTACATTCTAAAGCAGGATGTTGGTTATTCAGAACTTTATTAGAGGAAAATCCAGAATTAAATACTACTGAATTAAGAAACAAAGTTATTGAAGCTTGTGAATTATCAGTACATTTAGAATTTGATTTTATTGATAAAGCGTTTGAGCTTGGAGATATTGAAAATTTAAATAAAGAACAATTAAAGAACTTTATTAAGCAAAGAGCTAATGATAAAATGGTTGAATTAGGTTACGCAGCTATATATAATGATATTGATCCTAATTTATTGAAACAAATGGAGTGGTTTGGACACTTAACTGGAGGTAAAACTCACCAAGATTTCTTTGCGGGTAGAGTAACATCATATGCTAAGTCCAACGCAGATTGGTCAGACTTATAAAACAATAATAATAAAATGAAACACGAAGTAGATACCAGTAAATGGGTAAAAGGGAAAGACTATCCCGCATATTTAGATGACATTGCTATTTCAATGTTATCAAGAGGATACTTACTGCCTGATGAGAATGTGTTTGATGCTTTTAGACGAGTTTCTAAAGCAGCGGCGCGTAGATTGAGACGCAAAGATTTACAACCATTATTCTATGAAGCAATGGTTAAGAACTGGTTATGTTTAGCATCACCTGTTTTTTCTAATATGGGAACTGAAAGAGGAATGCCAATTTCATGTTTTGGTATTGATGTTGGAGATTCTATTGAAGGTATAGCAGACGCTAACTCTGAATTAATGAGATTATCTTCACAAGGTGGAGGAGTTGGTATTGGTTTATCTCGTATTAGAGGTAGAGGAAAAACAATTAAAGACAATGGAGTATCAGAAGGTGTAGTACCTTGGGCTAAAATTTACGATTCAACTATCTTAGCAACCAACCAAGGTTCAGTACGTAGAGGAGCAGCATCAGTAAACTTAGATATTAATCATCCTGATATTGAAGAGTTTTTACAAATTCGTAGACCAAAAGGTGATGTAAATAGACAATGTCTCAACTTACACCAATGTGTAGTTGTGGATGATGAGTTTATGAATAAATTAGAAAACAAAGATGAAAAGTCAATGAAATTATGGGGTGAGATTCTAAAAACAAGATTAGAAACAGGTGAACCTTATATTATGTTCAAGGATAATATTAATAATACAAATCCAGAAGCATATAAGAAACATCATTTAGAAGTTACCATGACTAATATTTGTTCTGAAATTTCACTTTACACTGATGAACTCCATTCATTTATTTGTTGTCTGTCATCTTTAAATTTAGCTCGTTGGGATGAATGGAAAGATTATAAGTTTGAAAACGGAATGACTTTACCTGAGTTATCATGTTGGTTTCTAGAAGGAGTACTTCAAGAGTTTATTGATAGAGCTAAGAATTTGAAGTTCATGGAAAACACAGTACGTTCAGCAATCAAAGGTAGAGCTATTGGTATTGGTGTTTTAGGGTGGCACACATTATTACAGTCTAAAAATATGCCGTTTGTTGGTATTCAAGCAAATGCTTTAACTAGATCTATTTTTGGTTTTATTGAATCTGAAGTTTTAAAAGCATCTAAAGATCAAGCTGAAGTTTATGGTGAACCAGAATGGTGTAAAGGTACAGGAATGAGACATACCCACCATTTAGCTATTGCTCCTACTATTTCCAACGCTCATATCTCAGGTGGTGTTTCTCCATCAATTGAACCTATTCCAGCTAATGTTTATAATTTAAAAACAGCTAAAGGAGTATTTATTAAGAAAAATAGAATCCTTGAAGAATTATTAGAACAAAAAGGATATAATATTGATAGTGTTTGGGATCAAATATTTAAAGATCAAGGTTCAGTTTTAGGTTTACCTGATTATATTTTAAGTGATGAAGAAAAAGAAATATTCTTAACATTTAAAGAAATCAACCAACTTGAGATTGTAAAACAAAATGGTATTAGACAGAAATATGTAGATCAAGCTATATCATTAAATTTGTCATTTGATCCTAATGATACACCAAAATGGATTTCTCAAGTACATAAAGAAGCATGGAAACAAGGAATTAAAACTCTTTATTATTTACGTACTGAATCTGTTTTACGAGGAGATAATTTACAAAGATTAAGTGAATGTGTGTCTTGCGAAGCATAATTCTTAACAGATCTTAAGATTTGATGAGGGTTTGGGAAACCAAACCTTCATTATTATCTTTACATCATGATAACAGTTAAAGAAGTTCTGAAAGAGTTAAATTATCAAGTGAATGTAAAAGTTCCTAAAAAAGAGAAAAAAAGAAAAGTTAATCTATTCTATTGGTGGAGACGTTTTCCAACTCATAAATTTTTAAGTCCTGGTTCACATTCATTAGATAAAGAAGCCAATGGAGATTTTAATTATTCACCATATTGGACCTATATTCAGTATGAATATTATTGGTTAGCTGAGGATATAGCTGGAATCAAGAATATGAATTTGAATAAAATATTTGAGAAAGAAACCATTAATGACCTTAAAACCGCTTATAACAAGCGACTTCTTAAGTTGTATGACGACTATGAAGCTGATGAGAGTTTCCGTATAAAGAACTTAAAAGACAGTTTAATGAGGGATTATGGTGGTGACATTGAAATAGTTAATGATTATATTAATGAACACGCTGTTGGAACAATTAAAGAATGTATTTTAAATTATAGAAAATATTTAGAAAAATTATGATTAGAGTATCACATGAAGTACCTCTAGCTTTATTAGAGGATAGTTATGTTTTTAATGGGTATGATTATTGTTTACCTCATTTATTATCCAAATATGATCAGTATAAAAAATATTTTGTACAGGCTAGAAAAGATGGTAGATTTATTATTATGGATAATGGTTTATTTGAAAATGTAAACCACACAGAAGAGGAGTTATTAGAAGCTATTGATTTAATTAAGCCTAATGTTTTTGTATCTCCAGATGCTTGGAATGATAGTGAAACTACCTGGAACAATTATTTAAAATGGAAAGAAAAAGTTGATCCTAATAAATTAATGGTTGTAATTCAAGCTGAATCAGCGGATGAAGCTATAAAATTATATGTTAATTTAGTTAAGGATGGTGTTAAATATATAGGATTTAACCATTCAGGTGTTTTTTATCAAGAATTTTCATCTCATCCTGATGCAAGTATTGCTAAAACGCTTGGCCGTATAGAATTTATTTCATATCTTAAACTTATAGGACAATTGAAATCTGATGTACATCATCATTTATTGGGTTGTAATGTAGCAGAAGAATTCTTATTCTACAGAAACAGATTCCCAGAGATCAAAACATTAGATACTTCAAATCCTGTGACTTTAGGTTATGAAAACAAATTCTATAATACACCATTAGTTACTAAACCATCAACTAAAATTGATGATATTATGGAAACAAATAGTTCACATCTTGAAACATACGCTTTAAAAAATATTAATGACTTTAAAAATAAATTTTTATGATATCACTTTATGATTACTTAGGAAGAGCAGCGGGACCAGATTTAGGTTGGTCAGTAGCAAAATATGCTAAACAAGCCAATGCTAGTATAGCTTTACGTGAGGTTTCAAATCCCAAATATACAGGGACAGTAAATTTATATGAGCGTGGTTTCCTTGATATTTATTTTAACCTCCCAAACCACGCTAGTCTTATTGAAGCTGATAAAGAATGGTACAATAAACGTAATAAGAAATGAGTATATCAATTGATGTTGATTTAGATGATGTTTACTTTGAAATGAGTAAATATGATAAAGAAAAAATGGTAGAATGGTTAGCTGAAGATGGCTATATGGAATCAGTAACTGAAATTAAATGGCCAGATCCTCAAAGTGCTACTGAAGTTGAATTAATACAATCACTACAAGACATTTGGAATAACAGAAATAGTCTGACAAATAGTGATTACATAACATTAAATTTTTTAGGTAAAAAAGGATTATATGAATAAACAAAAACACGCGGTAATTAGTCTATCTGGAGGAATGGATAGTTCTACTTTATTATTAAATTTATTAGCTAATGATTATCAAGTAACAGCATTATCATTTGACTATGGACAAAAACATAATGTAGAATTAGAACGTGCTAAAGATTTAGTAGAATACATTAACAATAAAGAAAATCAAATTGTTGAAGATGGTGATAAACCAATGTTTTATCCTGTCGTACATCAAGTAATTAAATTAGATGGCTTATCTCAACTACTAAACTCAGCATTAGTTACTGGAGGTGAAGAAGTACCTGAAGGACACTATGCTGAAGAAAACATGAAAGCAACAGTAGTTCCAAATCGTAATAAGATTTTTAGTTCTATTATTCAAGCAGTCGCATTATCAATTACTGAACAAAATAAATCAAAATGTGTTATTGCTATGGGTATTCATGCTGGTGACCATGCGATTTATCCTGACTGTAGACAAGAGTTTCGTGATGCTGATTTTGAAGCATTTAAATTAGGTAATTGGGGGTCTGAGAAAGTAGGAATGTACACTCCATATCTACACGGTGATAAATTTACTATTTTAAAAGATGGAGTAAAATGTTGTAATAAGTTAGGTTTAGATTTTGATGAAGTTTATAAACGTACTAATACAAGTTATAAACCAATTTATATCCCTTACCCTGAAAGTACATCTAGAGTAGAAGAAACACTTAGAACTAAATTTGGGGAATGGTACTCAGATTACAGATCAGCATCATCTGTAGAACGTGTAGAAGCATTTATCAAACTTGGCCTACCAGACCCAGTACCATATGCTGATGAAACTGGTCCTGTATCTTGGGAACATGTTAAAACAGAAGTATTAAAAGTATTAAATAAAAACAAAAGTCTAGTATCAGCTGGACATGGAGCTTGTTAATTATGAAACAAATTGTTATATTCAAATCAGAGTATTGTGAGTCGTGTTCTATTATAGATGAGACTATATCTATGCTTCCACCAGAATGTGATATTACTATTTATGATATTGATTCTGATGAGTTTTTAGCTGGATCATTAGCAGTAGAATATACTCCAACAGTTATTGTTTTTAAAGATGGTGTGGAACAAGAAAGATTAGTAGGAAATTTAACACCATCACATATTTTATCTATATATGAAAGTTTATAATTATGGCATTTAGATCAACAAAACGATTTGACGGATTCAGTACAGTATTTCGTCAGTGGGCAGCAGAGGGAACGCATTGTAAATATCTACATGGTTACGATGTAGAAATTAAAGTAACATTTGAAGGTGAGTTAGATCACCGTAACTGGGTATGGGACTTTGGAGGAATGAAAAGAGCAAAAGGAAACATCGATGGAATGAATCCAAAAGCATGGTTTGATTATATGTTTGATCATACTACAATTGTAGCAGAAGATGATCCATATTTATTTACTTTTCAAGAATTAAATGATTGCGGTGTAATTCAACTAAGAATCATTCCAGCAACTGGAGCAGAGAAATTCTCAGAGTTTGTATTTAATAAAGTTAATACATTTGTACAAGAAGAAACACAAGGACGAGTTAAGGTAGTAGAAGTAGAATTTTTTGAGAACAATCGTAATAGTGCAATCTACTTAAACTCAGGCAACGATTTGCTAAATAAAAAGTACTCTTCCCTACGAGATGATGATGGAGCAGAGGATTGGAAAAACTATTTAAAAAACAAATAAATAATATGAAAGGGTGGTGTTAACCTTGGATTTTGGGATATTTATTAATATGAAATATACCAAAATTTATTATTTACACGTTGGGGATAATGTTCCTTTTTATGTTGGAAAAACAATTAATGAGTATGCAAGGATAGCTAGTCATAAACAAAAATTTGGGAATGATATTAAAATGTTTATTTTAGAAGAAACTCAAGATTGGAGAACATTAGAAAAATATTACATTGAATATTTTAAAAATCAAGGATATACACTCTTAAATAAAAATAAGGGTGGTGGTGGGTCTGAAGCATGGACTGAAGAATCCATTTTAAAGTTAAGATCTCACCCTACTCGAGGAAGTAAAATTAGTAAATCTCAAATGGGAAAATCAAAATCTCATAAAGGAAGATCATTCTCTAAAGAACATTCTTTTAAAATAAAACAAACCAGAGGATTTTTAAAAGATAGAAAAGTAGATTGGCATAATATCCCAATACTCCAGTTTGATTTAGAAGGTAATTTTATTAGAGAGTGGTCTTCTCAAAAAGAAGCAACCATTTTTTTAAGTAAAACCGGAGATGGAATAGGTGCTTGCTGTAGAGGAAAACAAAAAACAGCTTATGGTTACGTTTGGAAATTTAAAAATTAATTATTAAATTAGGAAATATGAAAGGATTTATTTATTTTTATGGAGTTTGGTGCCAACCATGCCAAACATTAGGACCTATTATGGATACTATATCTCGTCAGGGTGTTAATGTTAAAAAAATTGATGTTGATTATGATGTTAGTTTTGTAAAAGATTATAATGTACGACAAGTTCCTACTATTATTTTATTTGATGAAGGACGAGGTGAATTAGGACGTCGTACAGGAGTTCAAACTGAACAATCATTAATTGATTGGTTTAACAATGCTTAATATGAAGTGGGTTATTACAACAACATTTGGAGGAATAAAATACAAGTACATTCTAGTATGAGAAAGAGAATAGAAGATTATAATAAGGTTTTACCCATCATCGAGTTGTACGTATGTGTTCAATCTGAGGGATCACGTCAGGGAAGACCAACAATCGCAGTACGTACAACAGGATGTACCCACAGATGCTACTTTGGACAAGGTGGATGGTGTGATAGTTGGTATACAAGTATCCATCCTGAGAAAGGGAAGTTTACTTTCAATGACATCATTAATATCTATGATGAGAATCCAACCATTACAGAAATGATGTTGACAGGTGGATCGCCAACAATGCATCCAGCTCTAGTTAATGAGTTAACACATTTTGCAAATGAGAGAGGTATTATTATCACAATAGAAACAGAAGGATCACATTATGTTGAAACAGACTATCCTATTGGATTACTTTCCATCAGTCCTAAGTTCAGTAATAGCATTCCTCAGATCGGAGCAGTAACACCTTTAGGAGATACAGTAGATGAGAAGTTTGTAAAACAACATAACAAGTTTCGTCTCAATAAACAGGCAATGTTGGATATGATTAAGTTTCATTCAGACTATCATTTAAAACCAGTATGGGATGGAACAGAGTCTAATATCTTAGAGATTGAATCCTTTAGACAGGAAATGGATATTCCAAAAGATAAAGTATGGTTAATGCCAGCTGGTGATACAAGAGAGGAACTTATCAAGATGTATCCACTATCTTTAGAGAAAGCAGCTGAGATGGGATATAATTGGACTGGTAGAGATCACATTATTGCTTACGACACTAAACGAGGAGTTTAATATTTAATATCATGAAAGACATTAAAACAATAGAAGATTTTAAAGAAGCAATTACTTCTAATGATGAAGCATATTTTTTCTTTTACTCCAACGGATGTGAGAGTTGTAGAGAAATTAAACCACAAGTAAGATTATTTGAGAGTAAAGCACAACCAACTACAGCTTTTTATAATATTTCAACATATGGAAAAAAAGATTTAGTTGAAGCATTGAAAATTAAATGGATACCATATTTAATTCATTCTAGAGATGGAAAAATAATTAAAATAGATGGTGCTGATGAAATTCTAGATTATATCAATGAACGTCCTTTTTAATAGAAAAACAATACAAGATAAAGTAGAGCATTTAGCTCTATTGATATCTCAAGATCATTACGACGATCCAACACCGGTTGTATTCATCTGCCTTTTGAACGGTGGGTATATGTTCTTCTCAGATCTAACAAGAGAGATATGTTTTCCAATTGAATGTGAGTTTATGAGAGTGAAGAGTTACGTATCTAAAAAGAAACAAGGAGATGTTCAAATTACTAAAGATGTTGAGACTCCTATAAAAGGTAAACATGTTTACATTATAGATGATATTTTTGATACAGGAAACACTATGAAGGCAGTAGTAGAATATCTAACTACTAAACATCCAGAATCTATAAATGTTGTTACTTTACTAAAGAGAAAAGGAAACCAAGACATACCAACAAATATTTCATCATTTTGGTATGGATTTGAAATAAATGATGAGTGGGTTTTTGGATATGGAATGGATAAGGAAGATGGAACAGGAAGAAACATTCCAGGTATTTTGGCCATCTAAAAATTATTATTTATATTATATAAAATGTTATAAAAATGGAATTATTAAAGAAATCAAATGGTAATTTGCCTCGTACTGAAAAAGAGGTGAATAAAATGATTGATAAAGCAGCTAAAGCTTATGGTGAGTTTCTAAATGCAGTTGGTTTTGATTATACAGCTGATCGTCAAACTGAAGATACACCACATCGAGTAGCTAAAGCATGGTTGAAAGATTTAATTGTAGGATCAATTACAGATGAGCCTAATATCACTGTATTTCCTAATGATGAAGGTTACAATGGTTTAGTTATTCAAAGTGGTATTCCTATTACAAGTATGTGTGCTCATCACAATTTAGCATTTACAGGTTATGCTACAGTAGCTTATGTACCTGGAGAAAATGTTATTGGTTTGAGTAAATTAAATCGTATTGTAGAATGGTTTTCTCGTCGCCCACAAATGCAAGAATCATTAACTCAACAAGTACATGATTACATTGCTGATAAAATGAGTTGTGGATCAGTAGCAGTTAGTATTGCTTGTAAACACACATGTTGCTCTCATCGAGGTATTAAACATCCATCAACAATGACTACTAATAAATTTAGTGGTGTGTTTATGGAAAAAGATAATTTGATTCGTGAAGAGTTTCTTCATGCTATTGAAGTAAATGGAAGTAAATTTTAATTTATGAATAAGAAAATTGTAGACTCAAATTATGTACCCTACATCTCAGAAGTAGAGACATTTAATCAAACAATGGGTAAACCAAATAATTATACTCCTAACATCCCTGAGGAAAAAGAATGGATGTTTGTTTATAATTTTATTTTAGAGGAACTAGAAGAATATAAACACGCCTGTGAAACAGGTAACATTGTAGAAGTATTAGATGCTTTATGTGATATTACTTATGTAGCTACAGGTAACGGAGTTATGTTACATGGTTTGAAAGATAAGTTTGAAAATGCTTATGCTGAGGTACAAGCATCAAATATGTCTAAGGCATGCAAAACAGAAGAAGAAGCGATTGAAACTGTTAAAGTGCGTTCTGAACAACAGGGTGAGGAATGTCATTATGAAAAAGTAGGAGATTATTATATTGTTTATCGTTCTCGTGATAGAAAAGTGATGAAAAATATTAATTACTTTAAACCAAACTTGAAAAAGTTTTTTTAATATACAAATCAAATGATTAGAGAGGTTTGGCTTTTGCCAAACCTTTTCTTATTTTTATATAAAATACAAGTTATGTACCAAAGTTGTTATTACGATAAATCTGAGTATAAGTATTACTTACGAGATGATAAACAAGGATTTAAATCCTTTACATACAATCCTACTTATTTTGTTGATGATGAAGATGGAGAATATCAAACATTATTTGGAAATCCAGTATCTCCACTTCAAAAAATAGATTATAAAGATAATAGGTTCTATGAAAAAGATGTTGACAGAGTAACTAGATTATTAGTAGACTCATATTATAAAACAGATGATACACCATCATACCATAATATTATTTTTCTTGATATTGAGTGTGAGGTTGTAGGTACTTTAACACCAGCTGCTATAAAAACACCTCAAGGTAAAATTACATCTATTGCTTTATATGATGCTAACTCTAAAAAATACTATTGTCTTGTTTTAGATGAGAAAAAAACAATGTCTAAAACTATACATGAGTCTAAAGAAGTTATTCCTTATCATAGTGAGAAAAAAT